CCCTTAAACGAAAATCCTGATTCTTCCGCCATATCTTATTTCTTTGTCAGTTCTGGACCGAGGTTAGATCGATCGTAATGTGTGTTGATTGCATATAGCTCCAGGTCTGATGCGGCGTTGGAGCTAAGCTTAATTTTACAAAAATAGTCACGAATAGCGTCACCATAGGTGGACTGATCGAGAATGGCGTAGAGCAAGTCTCCGTTGGCTACGATGGAACCAGCCAGAAGGGTTTGGTTAATTGTAAGAATTTTGCCTGCAGCCCCTGCAAGGGTAACCTTAACTCCGTTAGCTTGACCGTTTGTCGTGACGTATTTGTCTTGCGTCGCGTTGTAAAGATTACACCCGATCGGTAAGCCTAACCTGCCAACCTTGCTAACAAAGCTGATGACGTTAGAGTTGTTTCCTGTGTTTCCGTCAACTACAGCTGGAATACCGATTTTGTGGGATGTGCTGTTGGCAGACTTATCTCTGGGCATAAGGGCAAAGTAGCTACGCTCACGCTCCTCCCAGCTGGTGATATCTGTATTCTGGTCACTGGTTGTGACAACCGCATCCCATGTGCCGCTGTTTCCCTCATAAGAAACAGCGTTAAATATCTTAGCTAAGGATGGGTTGGGATTGATTACGGTTTCTACAACCGCAGTCTTCTGATGGCCGTAATAACTCGCTCTAGTTACATCCTCTTTGTGCTCGTGAAACAAGAACTCCTCACTTCCACCTGGGAGGCTTGTATAAAGGCAGCTAACAAACCTGTTGCCAATGTATTCGAACAGAGTCGGTTCTGCTCCGCTAGTGCTTGAAAATTCATACAGTGAAGTCCACCTTTGTGACGCCACGTTGTATGCGCCCACAAACCCAACAAAGGTTGATATAGAGTTCATGGCCACGAGCACCTCTCCATAGTCTGGGTCATACCCCATGAACACACGAGATTTAGTGGTGAGCTTGTCCCAGGCCTCAATCTTGTCTTGGAAGAAGCTGTCCATCCCTATGTCTGAGATCGCAGTGATCCCATCACCTGCAAGCTGCAGAACTTTTTTAGAGATTAAGTCCGTAAAGTAGATTCTGCCGTCCTTCATAACGGATAGCTGTGTCTTGCCTCTTGTCCCGTATCTACCAGCATAGTACGATGGAGATCCAATCACATTGTCTGCTGATGTCAGTACATCTGTTGTAGAAGAGAGCTTGACATTCACTGCACCAAGGGGCAGCCTAGACGCTTTGCCTGACTGAATGCAGGAAAGGTACCCATCGTTCGAGAAGAGCCTGTCAATGCCTCCGTATGCAGAGTCAAGGTCGATGTAGTTCGCCTTGCTCAAGTTGAAGTTAGACAGGTTCAGGAACGGCGAGTCAGAAGAGTACTTGTCACTGTAGGTAATGGCATGTCTTCTGTGGTTCTCAGCTGCGTACTTGTTTGTGAAGTGAGACCTTCCAAACATCTTGGCGTCAGAGGGGAAGAAGTGAGATGCCTCTTCGCTTTCCAAGTACATGTTCTTAAAGAACATCTGATCAATAGACCAGTATCTAAAGTAGTGATCAACAGCTTGGTTTGTTGAATCGCCTTCTTTTGCGTTCAGCTTTACAGGAACCCTCTTGTACCAAACGTCGCCAGATGAAATGACATGCCCCGCTGTTGGAAGATTCGTCCCGTATGTGTGAATGCTTGGCAATTCATTATACGTTCTCTCACTCTTGCTCTTGGCAGGAGTATACACCTCTACCACAGCATTTCTTGCCCAGTTGAGAATAGGAAACCAGTGCTTTTTTGTTCCGTCACTAGCGTTGGTTGTCTCTTCAATCTTTTGGCTGGCATTAAACTTGACTTGCTTTGCGCTTGCCCTATCCCATCCACCCACATTGATGTCTTTAATCAAGAGGAAGTCACCCTTAGCCATGGGGAAGTCCTTCTTGTCTGTGGTAACTGTGACCCCGTCAGCAGCAAGCTCAGTCACCCCTCCAGGGAAGACTGGGTTGCGTGCGCTAATCGGTGTTTCTTTTAGCCTGTCAACAGCATCCTCTTCTCTATCAAGAGTCTCCTGCTTTCTTTCGTCCTTGGTCCTAATAAGCTGATCGAGAAATGGAAGGTCTGGATTGTCTCCAATTTTCTCGACCCCTCTGTCAATAGCGTTACCCAGCTTGGTCAAGAATCCTGGACCCTCCTTGCCCTTCTCCTCTCTTCTTCTTCTGCGCTTATCTCTTCGCCTCTCCTTTGCCTCTTCTCTTTTGTTCTCAAAGTCCAGCTCAGCCCTGATCAGGTTGATGTCGTCAGTAACCGTATCCTTCCTGAGAATTGTCTTTCCTACAACAGGAAATTCAAGCTTGTTAGGGAAGAACCTTTGGAACTCTCCTACTGTGTCGTTCTCGTCAAAATGAATGACACGAAGCACGTCTCCGTCAGTTGGGTTGCAGACATAGTCAGCACCGTTTTCTCCGCAGTAAGAAGACTTGCTTCCTGACCACCCCTTGAGAGAGATGTACAGGTTTTTTGAAGCGTCCTCTTTCGCGTCAGCAGAGTCGTAATTGCCGTAGCTCCAGTAGTTTGCAAACCCGCCAGACACAGAGTACTGCTTGAAGGTGTCAATATCAGAACCCCCATAGACGATCTGGTACTTGTCAACCCATGCGGGCAATGTCTGGTTCTGTGAACCAACCTGAGGGAACTTGACCTTGATGTCAACCTTCCCGTTTGCATCATCGGACTCACCCTTCTGTTTTACGTACACGCTGCCAAGCTCCTTGACAAAGGACGACCTACCCTTCTTGTCATAGAAGATCATGCCAAACGTGTGGTTTGCACCCCTCTTAAATGACTTGAAAGAACTCAGGTTGGCGTCAATGATTGCAATGCCCTTGTCGGCAACTTCGTGAGTGTCTGCCGTGGCGCTAATAATGCCCGCAAATCCTCTTTCATTTCCACTCCCACCTGGCTGTGCTTGAGTGTTTGTTGCTTGAACACCGTCTGGTTGGCCTACATTTACAAACCTTTCAATTACCAGGCTGCTATCAACTGCGTCGTGGTAAAGCAGCTCTGCTGTAATTTGATCATTAGCAACTGCAGGAGACTCAAGTTTAAATGTAATTTTAGCGCCCTTAAAAAAAACCAATTTAGTAGCCCCGTCGTCAGCTCTAACGGCAGTCGAAGTGGCTCTGGATTCAGGATTAGAATAATTTACTACAGGTCGCAGCGCTAGAAGGCTAGATCTAACACTATTTAGAGCTGTGCTCTTACTGGTGCTTGAAGAAAAAAATACAGACGTTGTAAATCTAACGTCATCCATTCCGTTAAAAAGGGCTGGCCTAAAGTTAGAGCCAGACTTCCTGCCTAGGTGCCAAGTTTGGCCCTCATCTTCAAAGCTAAATAAATGGTCATCAGCTTCGTCGTCAGCACAAGTAATGTATGTGGTGGCTTCACCAGAACTAAACGAAAAGTCTACATTGATAGTGGTGTTCGCTGGAACTGGGTCAGGAAGTCTTGAAAAATCTATTGTGGCCCCCGATTGCTTTTGGGTGGTGTTGCTTGCTGTGGCAGTAAACCCGCCGACATTCTCGCCAAACTTTGACGTGGTTACAACGAGGTGGTTGTCATTGTACGGCGCGTTGTAAACTGCCTCGAACTCTGCAGTTACATCAGGAAGCTCCCTCCCCTCTACGTAGTTTCCGTAGATAAGACGACCGTCCGCAATGCACTGAGTCTTAGCCAACAAAGGCACGTTGTCAAACAGTTTGTTTGCTTCGATCAGGGCGATGGGCTCCTGATCTCGGTCACCATAGAATCTATAGGTGCTGGCAGACTCGTCATAAATAACAGTCTCCGTAGAACCAACAGTTCTTTTTAAGTCTGTATTTCTTTCAAGCCTGTCCGCCAAGTAGACAGCGCCCGTCTCGTTGTCTCTGTAGTAGACATTGATCTGCTTTACCTCTTGAGTACCCTTGTCTACAGATACTTCGTAGAAGTTTACGTCGTTCTTTCTGTACCCGTCTTCCTCCTGAGTTAGGACTGTGACAGGAATTGTGCAGTCAGAGATGTTAGACAGGGCGCTACGCTCACCGTCTTGATACACCCACTGAATAGCAAAAGAGATGTTTTTGGCGTAGATAAAGTTGCCGTCGAAGTTCAGGTCTTTGCGCCCAATAACAGAGAAGTCGTGGATGGGCTTAGTCTTTGCGACACTAAGGAACTCCAAGATGTCAGCCTCGTCGCTGACATCGTTGTAACTCAGGCTAAGAGCTCTGTTTACGTTGATCTTCTTGGGCTCGGTGACATTGTCTGTCATGTAGATCACAGGCACAATCGTACCTGCCTGGTTGACATCAGCTCTGATGATGTCCATATCCACAAACTCAGGCTTGGTTCCAAACAGGTGTCTGGTTACCAAAACCTTTTTGTACTCAAGTGTCGTTGCGTTAAAGTCAATCCTGTAAACGCCGTGATTGATACTAGTTGTATCATACACAGCGAAGTACATCATGTTGTCCTCTTCATCAACGCAGCTTCCCAGAACCTCATACCCTCCGTCCTGTGCAATCTGGCTACCTGAGGCCGCAGCAATTACTGCGTTGCCCTTGGCGTTCTTGACTACGAATCCGTTGCCATCAGAATCGGTAGAGATGGTGACGTTTTTGGCGTCACTCATCTCGTTGGGCTTCAGCAGTCTTTCATCGGTGGACTTGTTGAGCGCCTGCGGTGTATTCTTACTACTCGGCATTATCCCTTAGGTGCTTGCTTGTAGTTCTTTCTAATTGTCTTGAGTGCCTCCTCTTTGCTGAACGCCTTCATGCGAGCATTCGCTTTGCGTCTTTCGTTGTAGTACTCCTGACGTGCACGTGCCTTTTCTGCAATAGGTACAGCTGCTTTGCGCTCAACCACCTTAAAGTACATGTAAGACCTAAGCGCTTCTTCGAGGTAGATATGCACTGTCGGATCGGTGGATCTAGCTTCGTCTGCGATGTACTCGACAACAACCTCTGAAATGTTGTTGCGAGTTTCCATCTCGATCCTGTTCTGGTCAAGGTTAACGCGGTACCCCCCTTCGTACTGTCCGCCACCCACTCCATACAGCCTGCCCTCAACGCCTCCGTAGATGTAGTTCCTAAACACGTAGTCTTCGAATCCATCACCTACCCTAGCCGTGCTGTTGCTTGCGCCTGAGGTAGATCCCTTGGACTCCACTCTGTCAAACACACCGTCGTTGTCTGAGTCGATAGGGTTGTTGTTGGAGTCGGTCTTGTATTTCTGCGAGATGTTAATGTTCTTGTTCTCCCCCAACACGTACACAATACCGTCTGTCCCCACGACACCAATCTTCACCATGTCCACAAAGTCATCAGGCAACTCCACCGTATCGTTAGTGGTGTCGACACTGAGCTTCAGTGACTTAACTCGATTCATGATGTCGAATCCGAACTCACGCACACCGCGCTTGGCGAAGTTCTTGAGAACCGCCTCGTCAATGTCGTTCACGTAATCGTCGTGTCCCGTCGTAAGCAAGAAATCGTTTACGATCTGAGACACTTTAATGGTGTTTCTTGCCATTACTTAGTAGGTTTTGGAACCTCCTCCTTGACGGAGAAGTTGTATATGTCTGCATCCCTCAAATGCAGACCAATCATCTTCGCAATCTCAATAGCCAACTCGGGCTCGTAGTGCTCAGGCATGTCAAAGTGCCGAGCAGTGGTCTGGTTGGTCAGGTCGGTGGCCAGAGCGGGTAGGTTATCTACAAAGTCTCCTGCTTGGCTCCTGGACCCAGGCTGTCTGTAGTACCTAATGTGAATCTTCTGAATGGTTTCTGGAAAGACCTCGACGTGGTCTGACATCAAAGCCACAGGCTCGGACTCGGTAGGTACGTTTAGATCGCTACGCAGGATGCGGTCGATTTTATCTTCATCATAAACAACATCGATGGGGATTCTAGTTGATCTCCCAAACAAGACAGCTCCGTTTGAATTGAGCGAGATGAGTCTTGCGAAGTTGTGCGTAAGGCTGTTCTTTTTAAATGCAGAAGCCGTGCCGTCCTTGGTCCACGGCTCAGAGAAGGAGTAGTAAGAAAGATCCTCTTGTAGTCTCTTTGTCCTAGACTTGCTTCCTTTTGCAGAGATGCCTCGTCTAACAGAGGCACGGGCTTGCTCAAACTCGTTGAACATCTTGTTGAACAAAGTCAACTGAGCTTGGTGTGCAAACTTGTTGAAAGACGCTGGCGTGACAAAGCCTCTCTGGTCTTTGTTGGCCAGCTCTCTTACTGCCTCGTATACTTTTGTAATGTTGGCATACATGAAACAAATATACAAAAAGAAAGCCACCCTCTCGGATGGCCTTCCCTGTGGAGCGCTCTGCAATTAAAGCTGCCTGTCGATCTCTTCTACAACGGGTACCGCCGCCTCTGTCAAGCAGTAGCGGGTGAATACGTCAATCGGGTCCATACCCGCTGGCACTGACACAATCATGCGGTTCGTGTCGAACCAACGAATGGCATCTGGGTCCACCTTGATTACGTTGTACTTCTGTGCTGTACGGATCTTGGCCTTCATCGCAACCGATGGGTTGTCGAATGACTCCATGAATCCTTTTGGATCAGCCTTAGCCTTAATCAAAAGATCGTGCTTGATCTCAGCTACTGGACGATCTACGTTCATATTGTACGCAGCCGCAATAGAGATGAGATCTTCTAAGTCTCTGTTTCTCAAAGTATTGATTGCGTCATTCACTAAGAACTCACTATCAAGACTAACGGTCTTCTCCTTAATTGGATCAATAATTTTAAAACCACCGCCGCCGTTGGAATTGTTCTCTGGGTGTAGAAGCATGAACTTCATCAAGTTCGGCTTTGACTTTGGCACGAACAGTTTGCCCATGCGGAAAATCACAGGAGTCTTTACTGACGATGGGTTTTGCTCATCCTTGTAGATGGAGTTTTCTCGCTCACAGTAACGAATCTCTCGAACCATGTCTTGTTCCTCGTCGTAAACTGTGACGCCACTCTGCATTAGCATAAAGGTGGCTTGTCCTCGCAACGATTCAAACTCACGAGCTTCAATCTTTACGTCTTCACGCTTTAGCTTCTTCTTGGGAGCCAGCGTGACTTTCTTCTCTGTAGCCGTATCTACCGCTTTGGCATTAGGCTTACGGCCCCGTCGGGGCTTGGGTGTTGTTTGTTCCATTGATATTGAATTAAATGTTTTACAAAAGTAGTAAAAGAGAGGAGAGCCATTCTCTCCCCTCAGTTACCGTGTAGGTTACACAGTAGCAAAAACTGGTCCGTTGGCACTTGTGCCAATCAAACCCAAGTCTGTTGCTTCTTGAAATCCGTCGTCAGTCAACATGACTGAAGCGGCCTCATTTGCTGCATTAAGCGTCAATGTGTTTCTACCTTTTTTAAAAACGATAGAAGCAGCAGGTACATCAGCACTGTTAATGTTGAGGCTGTTGATGTCAACAAAGAAAACAAGACCTGTTGGGCCTGTCAAATTCACTGTATATGCAGGTGCAGCTCCCGTAGCTGTAGCGTTGCCTTGAGCCTTGATAATAACTGTTCTAGAGTCAACCTCAAAACCCTGTGTCTTGGTGGCTTTAGTAGCTTCAATCGTCAAGTTCAAGTCAGCGCTTGCAGTCTGAGAAAGCAAAGGAAAAAGTTTGTCTGCCATGATTCAAAGATTATGAAGATTAGAGTGAGAGCCCGAAAGCTCTCACTCGTCACTTCAGGTTAATTACTTGATCAACACGTGCTGGTTAGCAGCGCGAGTAATCAGGTTGCACTCAGAGCGGTAGTAGAACTCAGCCTTGTCCTCAGACATGTTGGTGTGTCCCAAGATAGAACCGCGCACCCAGTGCTCAACGTCTCTGTTGTAACCGTTGGTACCCTTGTAGTTCATCTCCAAAGAAGGAGCTGAGTTACCAGTGCGTGGATCCTTGACGTTAGCCAAAGGAACCATAGCACCCTTAATGTCACCAACAGCACCCAACATAGGATCGTTCAAGAGCTTCCAGTCGTGCTTGTGGAAGGTGTAACCACCACGAGTAAACGACTTAAAGCCCAACTGCACAGCCATGTCAGCGTCATTGTTAAACGCGCCGAACTGACCAGGCAAGCCTGCGGTCACCTGAGTAGCGATACCAGCAGCAAGCATATCGTCGATGTCCAAAGAAGCAGATCTGTTCAAGTACATAGCGTACTCTGCAGGTGCGCCCTCCTTGTCCAATTCGAGGATGATAGAGTCGATGTCAGACATGTCCGCAAAAGTGCCTTGAGCACCACCAGACACGGCAGAAACAAGACCTCTACGCTCGACAGCTTGGAAGTAACCCTCAGATCCAGTAACGGTTCCTTGGTCAGTACCCAAAGCAATGCTGTTGCCAGCAGCTCCAGTCATACCGTAGAGCAACATCATCTCACGCTGGTTCATGAAGCGCTTGCGAGTGTCCTGCTCGCCCTTCACGTACCATCTGTAGTCACCGTTGCCGAGGTTCACCCAACCGATATTGGTGGCCTGAGAACCGTTCACCGCGTAAGTCTCCTTAGTGATGATGAATGGGTTGGTTCTCTTCACGATATCAGTGTCGTAGAACTGGCTTGGTTGATCAGTTCCTTGAGCATAGATGTTACCGATGATAGCGAGTTCAGTTGCGCCTGCTTCAACAGTGACAGCATTGCCGTCCAATCTCTTGAACTTAATCTTTTCAGCTCCGTCGGCAAGCTCAACAACAACCAAGCGTTGGCCACCTGGAGACAACAACACGTCGTTCAGGCGGACAGGAGGAGTGGTGGCGGTGTAGGCCGCAACGACGCACTCTCCAATAGGGCTGCCAGCAACGATGCCTCCTGAGGCGATAGCTTGCTTTTTGTGCAAGCGACCTTCTTCCCAGTACTGGACTTCGTCCTGTGTACCAGCGTTAGTCACAGCACCAGTGAGCTGCAAGAATCCTGTGATGCCTTGGTCACCGTAGGTGCTGACCAAGATCTCTCTGTTGTCTGGCTTAGACCAGTCGTCAACGAGTGTTCCCAGAGCAACGTACTTGTCTGGAGACAGCTTGAGGTTTGCTGGTGCGACGTCAGACGCGCCGTCGTTTGTAAATGTAGTAGCCATTTTTTATAGTCTTAAATCTTGAAGGTCATAGTAGAATTACCCATCATCGCATCCTTCAACTGCTGAGTCAGGGGATTTTCAGTTTGTTGAACGCCCTGTTGGTTTGGTTGAGAAGAGCTTACGTTTGCTGCTCGTGTCACCAAGTTTCTTTGACCGTCACCCAACCCCTTCTTGTAGATTTCCTTCGCGATGGTGTCGATGTTGTCGATCAAAGCCCTGTGTGAACTAAGCATCTCGTAGTCCCAGTTCCCGTTGGTATCAACATAAGGATCGAAGTACTCATCGAGACGGGCGTTCTTGTCGATGAGAGACTGCTTGTAGTTATCCTGAAAGCCGAACTTGAAATCATTGCCTTCTCCTAAGTCGAATTGCAATCCTTCCAAATCATTTACCGTAGCCTTCATAGTGGAGATCCACTCCTCGTTGATGAAATTGTCGTCACCTCCTGCTTGCTCTTGGACTGGCATCTGGTACCCATCTCGCATTTCGCTAATGGAATCCCGTGCTGCTTTAGCATCAAGCTTCATTTGGATCTGACCCATTTGAACCTCACCCTCGTCATGAAGATCGGCGTCCACAGTGTACTTATTCTTCATAAGCACATTGATTTCCTTGTCGCTCAAGTCAGGGTACTGAGTCCGCATGTGAGTGGCAATCGCAGTCATATCATCCATTTCGGATGGGTTTACTGACTGATACTTGAACCAATCCATAGGGTCTCTACCTGTCTTGTTTACGAAGTCGGCAATCACTGCGATCCGTTCGTCTAACTCAGGTTGAGCTTCGGGTTGACTCAGGTCATCAAGGGTCTTGACGTCTCGCCCTAGCCTTTCGCTAAGGAATGAGAAGACCGCCTCCTCGACTTGTGAGTCTGTGTATTCTTCTTGTTGAGGAGCAGCCTCTTGAGAAGGCTGCTCTACTTGTGGTTCAGCTTGAACTTCAGCTTGTGGTTCGGGCTGAGGCTCTGGCTGTGCTTCTGGTTGGGGAGTCGGTTCTGCCTGTGGCTCTGCCATAGCTTGTGCGACTTCCTGTTCAGATACAAAAGTGAAACCGCCTTCCTGGGCGGTTTCCTGTGGCTGGATGTTTTCGTTCTCCATAAATTAAATTTTAGTTTCTATGTATTACACACCAATGTACGCCACCACGGATCCGCTGGCCAAGTTGATGCTTGACCACTTGCCGTAGATGGTGACGCCTCTTGGAAAGACCTGGTCGTTAGCCAACTGCTGACCACCAGTGCCTGTGCCTGTTGAGGTTGTGCCAAAACAGATGTTCGTGTCCCTTGCCACCAAGGTATCAAACGAAACTTCTTCAAGCATAGTAATAGCTGCAAACACCTTTCCCGAAGGAGGGGTGATTGTAGCAGTTGTGCTGTCCGTGTAGATTGATCCGAACTGGCCAAACGTAATTGCGTCGATTGATCCTGGATATGCCATTGCTATTGTTTTTGCAAATATACTTACTTTTTCTTCTTACCTTTTCCTGCCCTAATCTTAGCGGCTTCTCTCTTCCCAAAAGCAGACTTCACTCTCGCCATAGCCCATGCGTGCTGAGACACCTTAGGCCTGTTACCAGAGCTCATGTATGCGGCAAGCCCTCTCTTGTACACCTGCTTCTGAGCTGCACTCAAGCTGGCGTAGCCTTTACCCTTGCCCTTCTTTTTCTTTGAGGATATCTTCCCACCTTTTTTTAAAACAATCATAGCTTATCTCTTTGCGCCATGAGCCTCTTGAGTCTAGCAGCTACGGCGGGTGGGAATCCTTTCTTTTTTCTCTTTGCTTTTGTTCCTCTATACTTATCGTAGATGGCAGAAATTTGAGCCATCAGCTTTTTTCTTTTGCCAACGTTAGAGCTACCCTTAGTGTACTTAGCGTTGAACTTCTTAGCCATGACTGGCTGTCTTAAAGTCCGCCTTTTCTACAGCACCAGGGTGTGGCTTGTAGTCTCCCTCCATGAGATAGTATCTACCACCCTCAAGCATCCAGTGGTATCCCTTAGGAGGATCCACTGCGATCTTCTTCTTACCGACCTTGAGCTTACCTTTCTTGTACGCCTTCATTACCACTTGACTTTGTTTGCCCACCACGCTGCACTCATCTTGCCACGGGCGATGTTCTTCCTGTGACGATCCTTGAATGCTTTACGTTGCTTGGCGTTTTGATTTGTCTTTGCACCCTGCTCTCCAAAGCGGATAAGCTTCACCTTGTTGCCCTCCTTTGCCAACACGATGTGTGACTTTTTAGAATGCTTAGGTGTGCGCTTCGCTTTGTTTACGCCAGAAAGCCCATGCTTTTTGAGCATGCGCTTGATTCTGGATCTGAGGGCTTCGGTACTCACAATACAAATATATTAAATATCAGAAGAGTGTTCCATGAGGTTCCCGTAGCGCAGATCGTCAAGCTTGTCTTCGTCTGAAATAGAAGCATCTCTATAGAAAGAAACTGAAGGTATGTTACCAGCTTTAGCCCACGTCAATGCACCCGATTCGGTTTCAAAGTATTCTTCAATACCAACCATCCTGATCACATATCCAGCCGTAATCTTATTACCTGTGTCTGTTGCAGTCTTTGCCATCAGGAAATACTGTAGTAAGATTTTGTGTCAGTCATAATGTTATCTCTGTTTGGAAGCGTGGTGTCTGACCAAATGATCACCTCTGACAAATACCCTTGATATTGCGCCGCGCCATTGTCGTGGCGTCGGCCAATCGTAATACCTGCCGAAGCTGTTCTCAAGCTTCCCGAAGAGGGGAATCCAGTCAGGGTTGTGGCTGTATCTCCATTGGTGTCAATGTCTCCTGTATATGGTGATGCCGACAGGAAACTAACAACAACATACTCTTTATCTACGCCAACAGTGGCTGTGGTGTCTGCTCTTCCCAGGTGATTTGAAGAAGTAGAATACCTAGCTGCTGATCTTAGCTTCTGAGCCGCCCCCATAATCGACGTCTGAATCGTTTGGGTAGACGTAGATGAGGTCCACTGACTTACAATGTGCTGGCCCGCAGACACGGTTCTAAACTGACCCACATAGGAAAGTATAAAGTGATCTCCGTTGTTTGATGAGAACGTATCAGACAGATGTTTTCCGTCAGACCCGAAGTAAAAATCAATGGTAGGAAAGGAGTTAGTGTTCGTAGCAATAACGCTACCAGAGTCCACGATATAAGGCATATCAGCCTGAGTAGACTGAGTCATGTGGTTCGAATTTGAGCTTTGGTCATACCAGGTCACAATTCGGCCACCCCCAGTCCCGCAGTGCTGAAGCAAAGCCGTAGTGTCTAAACCACCACTAACAGTAAATCCGATGTCTGCCTCGCTTCCCGAATCATTCCTTACTCGTATGGCATGAAAGACGTTAGTGTCAAGTCTACGCAAAGAATAAGCGGCGACCGCGCCTTGGTATGTCCCTAGGAAGGTGGGCGAAGAAGAAGACGGTACTGTTAGACCAGCAACTTTTTCTATGCTTGTTTTAGCTATGCCATCAATCTTTTCAATCGAAGACATAGATACACCGCTCAGCTTTTCAATATCTGGCATTAGGCGATCTCAATAAAGTCTGGAGATGGATTAAAGTAGATAGTTCTAGACTGTCCAGCAGTAACCACGTATCCAATGATCCTAACAATGTCTCCGTCTGCCGAGGGTGCGGCTGTAGTGGGGTTACCGTCATCACCAACATATACAATGTCTCCTTTTGCGGGGGAGCTTCCAGAAAGTGTTGCTACTCTTACAACGCCCTTTACAACCATTTCATTTGCATTTGCACTGTCGGTGGCAATACCCAACAATCCACTAGCTGTACTTTCTGCGTCCTTATCGGCAAGAGCCCATGCGCTGGAGCCAGCATAATAAAGCTTTCCAGCGACAAGTGATGCTGATGCAAAAAATGAATCAAGTATCTCTGCCCCACTGTGCAGCCCAGACGCACCAAGAATTTGTCCTGCGTTTATTCTAACGCCACTGTTTGAGCCAGTCGGGTTTACATAGCCCACGATATCAGCATTTCCAGCAACGTTGATTCCTGTAGACAAAGTTTCAAACCTCTTGGCATTGTTGTAAAACAATTCTACGCCAGCATCTTTAGTAGATCTAATCGCTACCTCAGAATCATGCTCCACTCTAAACTTTCCAGTTCCGTTTGGATTAACCAAGATGTCCCCGTTGGTCGGAGAGATCAGGCTGTTTCCATTAACGTTTAGATTACCTCCAAGAGATGGCGCTGTGTCCTGAACAACAGCTGACAATCCTGTGACATTTGTAGTCGCAGCAATAGTGATATTGTTGGAGTCGGTGTGGGTCAGCGTAATGTTGCTGCCCGCGTTAATGTTAATGTCTTGGTTTCCAGAACCCGCACCACCAGTAGTGTTTCTTAGAACAATGTCATCGCCACTATCTTGAAACGAAAGGGTTGTAGTGTTCTGTGTGTTGGTGTTTGATACTGTTGATGCAATCTCACCGCTTCCAGAAATAGTGATCCCAGTGCCTGCTGAAAACTTGCCCCTAATGTCAGAGTCCTCAAGGTCAAAAGCTGCTCTCGCTCCAGCGGCAGTAGTGGCCCCCGTGCCTCCACTACCGATTGGGACAGTGCCTCCAGTCAACTCCTGCCCGTTTAAAGACAAGTAGTCTGTGTTGGCAAGAGTTACAGGTGGTGCGCTTGTCAGATAAGAGCTAAGGTCTGGCGGCGTGTATGATATTACTCCCGTAGACTGACTGTAAGATAAGGCACCGTTGCCCGAAGCTGAGTTTTGAGTCGAAGAGATTTTACTTCTAATGTCAGCGTCTGATGGACCAACGTAACTTAAAATTCCGCCGTTAGCGTTAGTCGTAAATCCTATCTGCCCAAGGCCAGTAGACACAACCGTACCTATAACATCTGCCTGTAAGTCAAGCGGCTCAAGATTAAGCAACGCTTTCATCTCGGCTTCAGTAACACTTGAATGGTACTGAGGTGAGCCTGATTGATCAACAAAAACTGCAGCTTTGGTTTGGCTGTCTACGTAAGTTTTAACTGCCAACTGGCTGGGAACCAAGTTGTTGGTCGGGGAGCCAAATAGAACGTCAGTATCTACAAATGACGCTGAGCTTACATCAGATGTTGTTGTAAGTACAGCGTTATCAAGGTTAATGTTTGACCCGACAGTTATACGATCAATCTTGGTTTTGTCTCCGTTTGCAAAGGCTCCCTCTGACGGAGGCACCTGGTAGTCGGTATTGGCTGTGGCGATTGCGTATGCTCCAGCACCAGTCTTCTTCATAAGACCACTGGCCCCAGAAAAGTCTGAATCTAAAATTGCATCACTCACTGCGGTAACATCCACCCACGAAGTATTACCGCTTCCGTCTGTCTTCAAGACGTGTCCGTCGGTGCCAGAGGAGTTGGGCAGTGTAAGTGTATAAGAGCCCGAGAGACTTGGAGACTTGACAGCAATGCTGTTGGACCCGTTGAAAAGCTTGAGGCCGCCTGTATTTTTTAGCTCTACGTCTGTAGTGTTTTCAAACGTGACCGTTCCTACGTCGCTGTTGAACTTGTAGTTCGCAGGGTTAGATCCGTTCTTGCCAAACTGAAACACAGAGCCATCGTGAGCAAGAAGCTGATTGCCGCCAGAACCAAACTTGAGATTTGTGTTTACCGTGCAGTTGCCGCTTACAGTAAGATCACCTGTTACATTTACAGTTGCAACACCAGCAGCAGATCCAATTTTACCAATAGTAAAACTCTGCGATCCTTCTACGCCAATCGTTGAACCATCCTTAAACAGTACGTCTCCGTTGACAAACAGAGCTGCAGGTTTGTCAAGTGTAGTAGTATTTATTCCTACCCTTTTATTTGCTTCATCAATATAAAAAATGGTGGCATCCTGAGCATCCCTAATGTTCAGGTGGCCATTCTCAATGATGTCAAGGTTCCTTGTGGTCTCTGTAGTCGTGAGGTTTACCGTGCCTATGTTCTTTGTAACCTGGTTGGCATCTACAAAGACAAGGTTTCCATTGGCGTCAGCCTTTAAGAGCTGGCCGTTGGTGGGAGACGAAGTGGGAAGCTCGTAAGGAGAGGTGGTGTTGGCTGCACCACCCAAGAAGAAGTGACCGCTGTCTAGGTTAGGGATGTCGTTAGTTGCGTCAACGCAAGAGACCTTAAATTCTTTAATGGTAGTCCCGTCAGCTCTAAGCACAACACCAACACTTTGAACAAGGTTGGTCGAGCCAGCGGGCTTTGTAACGGTGACTCTTCCAGGCTGCGAAGATGACACGTACATTTTCTTGCCCTCGTCAGCCCCAGTGATGTTTTGAATATCCTGAGTTCTAGATCCAGCAACAACTACACCTCCTGTTCCGTTGTGTGCGATGTCAGAATACACAAACCCAATGGCTGGCATTTTAGACGAGTCGCTTGCGTCAGCCAAAGCAACAAGAATGTTTGAGCCATCTACCCCAGCAGCGTACACCACGCTGCCCGCAGAGATTGTAACCCCCGTAGTATTTTTGACTGTAGCGTGAAGCTTATCAATATAAGCCCACTCTGTGGCGTTAGCTACAGGGCTACTCTTAACAAGAGCCTGACCTGTAGCTCCAGGAGGGCTCGTTGGTACGCCAGCTCCGTCTGCACCTTGCAGGCCGTTCGTAGCAATAGCAGCTTGGACCTGCACCACGTTCTGAGACGCAGAAGCTACTGTGACATTGGTCGCCCCCTCAGCAGGGGTGACCTTCACTTCGATTGGATCCCCTAGTGTGAGGTTAACCTCTGCCATATTACGTGTTGGTTACGTCTTCAACAGCTGTAAAGACTCCATGAAAAAATGTTTCTGTTTCAGAGCCAGCGTGCTGAATGTCATAGACATACTGACCCGAGAAGCTCATGGTCCCAGCAGGAATACTTAGTGTCAATTTTTTTCCAGCGTCGGAGTACGTAAAATTTGTATCTCCCGAAGCCGTCAGTTCTACATTGCTTTCATTATCAGCCGCTGTGCGCACCTCCATTTTCCAACCAGCAACAGGGCGAGCACTAGACTGATCCGCATCAAATGTGAAGATCAGCTTAAACGTGTCTCCTTTTCTGCAGCGGATGTCCAGCCTGGACGATCTATCTAGATTGATGCTTGACATTACTTCAAGAGTTCATTGACGTTGACACTTTGAGATTCTTCAATCTCTCCTCGATTACCTTTTCTCTGCGATATAAGCTTAGACTGCTTAGCTGCCTGCTGATCAACACGCTCATCCTTCCTGTCCTCCTTGAGAACTTCAAGCTTTTCCTTGAACTCCTGCTCCTCAGTTCTGAATCCGAGAGTGGCCTGAGCTCTAATCATCTCAACCTCCCTGCGCATCGTGTGCTCCATCTGCATACGCTCTGCCTCAAACTTAGCCTTCACCTGCTCCATCTGCATATCAAGCTGAGCCTTGAGCTGAATCTCTTGAGCCTTAGCTTGTGATGCTGCCTGTGCCGTTTGAATGTTTGCTTGCGCCTGGGCTTGAGAGTTGGCTTGCGCCTGCTCCATCTGCTGCTTGATGCGCTTCTTACGACGAACGACCAAGAGTCTTTCGGCTTGATCGACGTCACGCAACTGGCGAATGGCGATAGCATCCTCGATATCAATCTCTCTCTGCGACAGCGCTACTTGGATGTTTTGCTCCAAGTACGCTCTGTCCTTGTCATCCATCTGCTTGCGCACCATGACACCGAAGTTGTACATAGGGAGGTCAGAGAACGAAGACACGACACTCATGTTGGTAGACCCCACCGCATTCTCGTACACCCTATACAAGACTGACTCGGGCGGAAGGATCTGCAGGCACTTTACTACATCCTCCACTACTCTCTTAAACAGCATCATAGATGCGTGGGTCACATCATAGATGGCGTTGTTGCCACCTGCAATGGCCTGCTCTCTCACCCCAACCAAGTCTTCGCTCTTTGGTGTAGAACCATCCATAGCCTCATTGATTCCCGTGGCGTCACGGATCATGCGGAGATAGTGGTTGTACAAACCAATAAGCTGGTTGATGTTTCGGATGGTGTTGTCCAATGGACGAACGGGTGGGTTTTGGAATCCACCCTCTGGGTTCTTGCTCCTGTAGTAGAAGACACCAGTCTGCTCGTAGATGTCTTGGATCTCCAGTGGTTGGAGCTCCCCGCCCCTACCGAGCTGCACGTTGTCAAGTCCCTCGATGTCTACGATCAATCCATCAGGCTTGGCCTTGGCGACCGCCTGCTGGATCTTCAGGTGGGTAAGCTGAAGCTGGTCTGCAAAACCAGTAATGCTGCCCACAATAGACTTAGGCATCATCCGTCGCAAGTTCGTGGCTGACACAGAGTATGACAGACGAGCCTTGCTGATGTCGTGAATGTTTTTAGGCACGTTAGTCTTGATGCCGTACCCATACACGTAGTCGGTGCCTACAATGTACTTGCCCCCGTACACTGTGGCATTCTCCATCTTGTGAGACTTGCGCTCAAAGACAGAGCTCTTAGGTGCGCTGTAGTCTTCCCCCTTGAAGAAAAAGTTTGTGTTTCCGAAGCGGTTGTCTTTGTCCTCGAAGTACATGCAATCCACAGAGAGAAACTCGAAGTCTAAGATTTGGATGCGGTACTCATCGTAGCCGTAGGACATCCGATCTCTTTTGTCGTCGTAGTGCTTGCGGCCAAACACAGAGGAGTCGTTGTTGAATTTACCAGACACTTGCTTGGCAATCTTCTCGAACTCCTCCTCTCCGAACTCCCCCATAGCTGTACGCTTGAGCTCTTCAATGGTGATGGTCTTAACGTGACCCGCATACACCAAGTCCTTAAAGTTGGGGTCTTCAGTGTAGCTGTGTACAAAATCACATGGGTCGACGTAAGCTGTAACGATTCCGTGGTTAGGATCGTTCTCGCGCTTTACCACTGACAGGCCCAACGTCACGAGATCATTAACACAACGTCTAAACGTAGAGTCATTGAAGTCGTTCCAAGACAGAGTCATGTTGGTAGCAACCTGGGCTGCGACCTCGGCGTCTGTCTTAATGTTGGTGTCCAAGAAAATCTCTGCCTCCTCCAGCGTATCTGGAATCTGGCTGGGATCCTCGGACATGTTGATGCCAGACTGTTTCATCTGAGCATACAAGTCCTTGTTCTGAACCTGCATCTCAAGCTTGCGCTTTTTGGCATCCTTCTCGCTACTAGACACAGGGTCAATAGCTTGAAGATTTGGGTACGGTTCGGAAGACAGGATCTTGTTGACTACAATCTTTACGAACTTGGGGATGATGGGTACAGGAGCCCAATCAAGATTGAGCAGCGTACCGTCTCCGTTGTTCGGGTCAAGGCTGTTTAGAATCTGCTTGTAGATAGTCGTATCCTGAGTCCCGTTTGCGTAGTCACGGTTTCTCTCAAATTCTTTACGACGTTTTCTGTATGTCCCAGATTCGTCATCTACCTTGCCCCAGTTACCCTCAATCGCTTTTGCGTACTTTAGCCCATAAGACTTCTCAAGCTTTTCTTGAGCAGGAGCAAGCGGATCAGGAAAGGTACTGGATTTTTTATTCGCGTTAGAGTAGGACATTTACAGTATTCCTTTATCTAGCAAATATAGTGTAAATTAAGTAAGGCTTAGGCGTTGGGCTTGAAGCGCCTGAAGAACTTCTTGTCGTCAAACTTGCTTACCTTCTTTTCAACCCTCACCTTCTGCGCGGCCAAGAGCGCAAGACCTGAACTAATGGTCAAGTCAAACTTGGTTCTCTTGTCAATGCGATACCCAATCCAATCCTCTAGGGTTCTGTTGAAATACATATTCCCAATACTACCGTCTTCTCTTTCCCCGACGTGATCAAAGATGTATTGCTCAATGGCTTGAGCGTGGGCGTGGATGACATCTTGAGAGTTAGATGGGATACCCTTGGTCCTGACATTGCTGCTGCTGCCTGGGGGCTTCAGGTGATCTGGCCTGTTCATTACGTATCCATCGTAACCCCTTGACTCAAAGTATCTTACGATGCCGTACTTATTGTTTTCAATTAAGAGTGGGTACCCGTAAAAGAAAGCTGCCATTAAAACATCTTCATAGAAGATCTTGGCCAAGTCAGGACGTGACGCATACTCTACAACAAACATGTTGGACGGGTGTGTCTCCGTCATGCTAAACTTGTTGTACAGATGCAAGGCACCCTTAGAGCCACGGCCATCAACCGTGGCGTCAAGGTCATACGAGTCGACTCCACCACAGCCTAGGTGGACATGAGGAGGAACCTTCTTGCCCCCTTCTTCCTTGACTTTATTTCGCATCTCGGTAGGTGGCATCCAAGATGTACGAAACCTTCCGTTTGGATCAGGAGTAAAAGCCACTTCCTTGTCCATCTCCTTCCATAAGAAGTTGCCACGTATAACTGGGTTTGGATACAGATCTTCGTTGTTGTCTATCTGCTGATAGATCTTTCCGATGTTAAAGATGCTCGCCTCTACACTGTCCCTAAATGCTTCCTCTTCGGTAAACGGAAACTGACGAACCACCTCGTTCAGCTCCGAGGCATCAGACTTCAAAGAATCTCTTTCGTTCTTTAAGTAGGTCTTGGCCCCCTGCATGATGTCTTCTCCATCAAGGCCAGGTATAGCTTCTTCAGGATCTAAGACAACTGGGTTGCCGTACTTGTCGAAGAAGCCCTCAAGGGCGTTGTATGCTGGAATGAACAAACGATACAAACCACTCTTGGTTCTGCCGTTTGCATTGCGTTCGTTAGGGTTGCTGTCTTCCCATACAGCCTTGTACTCTTTGCCACCCTTGTCCATGGGGTTTACAGTAGAACCCACCAGAGCCTTTCCCACAATCTTCCTACCCACAATAAGACACGTGCGCTCAATACGCCAAGCCTCCCTAATGTCGACAGGCTTCTCCCACTTACCCGCCTCATCAAGGTAGAGCATGTGGAGCTTCTCACCATCGTATGCGTTATTGGTGGTATTCTTCCAGTTGATTATCGTATTAAGAGCGTCGCCCTTCTGCGAAGTCTTATTCTTCTTCGTGATTCTCTTACTCGGCTCGCGAAAAGCCAGCTCCATGCGCGGGTTGGTAGTTCCATCTTGAATGGGTTTGAAGAAGAAGGGATACGATTTAAAAATCGAAACAACCTTCTTCATGAATATATTCTCCTGGGAGTCCTTACCCGTCTTAGACTGTATCCCTAGAAGCTTGTCTTTAACTTGCGTAGCTTCGTCCACAAGAACAGAGCTGCATACATTGGTATAGCCAGAACGACGACACTTAGTATAAAGCTGACCGATGCAACGGGGGTCAACTTCGCACGCAGCCATGTGGAGAAAGATCTCACGCTGGAAGGCAAGGTATGAAGGAAATCCGATATCGATTTTCGACCACTGGAGAAACATGTAGTGCCTGCCCGTGATGTACGTAGGGACGCCATGATTGTAAAACCAAACACCGTTACGCCTCCGCTCAAACTCCCCCTCGATGAAACCAGAAAATTTCCTGCGGAACTCCGAAGGCTTCTCGTACCACTCATCCATACTTCGTATCTTCTGCAACTCTTCGGGCATAGGAATGCGTCGCCACAGTTGCATAGACTTTGGCTGCTCATGGAAGAGTATCTCAGATCGCTTTGGTTTTTTCGGGAGGACAACAAGAAGCCCATGGAGTTCAATACTCTCGCCCACCGAACCGTTAGGGTCGATCTTAATCCCCTGATCTTCATATCCATCTACGTCGATTAAAGGAGACATTGTTTATCTGCCCTGAGAAGCGTATGGCTTCTTGTAGCTTTTAGACGCTTTGTTCTTAGACTGCTTAGTCTTGGCGTGCACACCCTTGCGACGAACACGCTTCTTCTTGTAGTTGTTTACTTGTACTTTGGCCATTGTATTTAATTTGTACGCCCGACAGGATTCGAACCTGTGACCGTTTGCTTAGAAGGCAAATGCTCTATCCAACTGAGCTACGAGCGCATAGGTTTATTTTTTATTCCAAGCTTCCTCCCAGAATTTGAAGTCAGGTTTGTTCCTTTCGAGCACGATATCCTTCCAATCACTTTGAGAATCTTTCGGCGAACCCTCCTGAGTAGTCTTTGTCTTCTTCGATTTTTCCATTCTCGCTTAGCTCTTTGATCATTTGCTCAAGCTTCTGTCGCTCGATGATTAACTCCTTACAGTCCACCGCTGTCTGCTTGACGGCCTGCAGCTCAGCTTTGCGGGCTGAGCCTCCAGCCTCTGGGTCTACTGGCTTCTTGACTTCTTCAATCATGTTGTCGATGGCAACAGCCATGCTGTTCATGAGGCGAGAAGAAGCGTCAAGTGTTGTGAACTTCTTGCGTGACAAAGTTTACGTATAAAGGTGTTTTCTCTCCGAGGTATGATCCTACTACATTGTAGTCTAGAAACTCTACCGCGTCTTCATAGTCGGTGCCGTCTTTCATTAAGATCTCTACCATCTTGTTTATGTCATATACGGCGACCACGTTGGCTCCGTAGGTACAGCCAACAAGGGCGTCATCAAATCCGTCTGCGGTGAGGCACTCCTCTTCTTCGAGGATCTCCATCAGGTATTCCTTTCCAATCATGACTCTACGTATAAGAAGTCCTGAGCACGAGTTCTGTAATACTCCTTGCCGTCGATCTTGATGCGGTAGTCCATGCTCTTGGGGATACCTACAACATCTCCTACCTCTACACCAAGCTCCTCAATCCACGGAGCCGTGAACGCAACACGACCAGTCTTTACTGGCTTCTCCTTGAGCTCTACCAGTTCTATAATCTTGCTATCCTCCTTGACCTCTTCCTCTACTGGCTCAAGCAAACTCCAGCCGCCAAGCGGAACGATATCCCCCTCTGAGTTCTTGTAAGCAATAGCCTGTGATTCGGTTGCTGTCTCAGG